ATAAGTTACCATAGCTTGATATTGCCACTTCTGCTCCGTTACACTCTAAATACCCACTAGGTATGGAAGATGAACCCCAAGCTTTTATTTCTCCTGTTAATCCTATATTTGAATTATAAACTTTATTCCATGAGTCGATCCCATTGCATATTAATCTTAAAAATCCATAAGAATTAACTAAATCTATACTAGCTACTCCATCTATAGTGTCAGCTCCGTATCTTCGAACAGTAATTTTATTTGTTTCATTGACTGATCCTGATTCATCAATAACAATAATTTCTGCACCTGCTTGCATAGTAGAAGCATCAGGTAAGGTAAATATTCTAGCTGCAGATATAGTTCCTATTTGAGCAACAACTTTATCTGTAGCTAAAATAGTATAGTCAGCATTATTGACAGTTACTCTTCTATCAATGGATAAATTTGCTCTTCCTTCTTCTTTATTTGCAGAACCTAAAAAACTATTAATATCTGATGAATATTGACTTGAAATTTTTTCTTTTAATTGAGCTACTGTAGCTTTTTTATCTACACCAGATTCATTTACATGTAAATAACCTCCATCTTCTAAACTGCCTGTTTTAGAAGGTAAACCTGAAATTGTAATATTTGCCATAATTTCTAACCTATTTTAAAATTTATACTAAAAGCTTTAATATTTGTTGCTGTAGCACCAGATATAGGAATACTACCATTAGCATTAGCAGTTCCAAATATTAAAGTATTATTACTTATAATTTTTGTTGATGCTGCTAAAGAACTAGGTTTATCAGCAAAACCCAAAACATAATCATCTAAATTAGTACTATCAAAAGCAACAATAAATGAAAAATGTCCGTCTTTTGTCAACCCTGTACCTAAACCATCAACAACTTCTATCATATCATTTGTAAATTTACTCCACAATCCTAACACATTAAAAATAAAGTTTAAATGATTTAATGAATAATTTCCGTCTAAACTTCCATTATTCTTTAATTCATCAGTAGGCTCTAGTTTATTACTTCCTCCTTGTCTAGTTTCTACTGTATCGTTATTCGCCCAATCTACTATATTACCTGGTTTTATTGTCATAATATTAATTATTTAATTATTGATATGCTAAATTTGCTAACCCTCCATCTATAATGTTTTGATTTTCATCATAAACACTTAGTACCGCTCCTTCATTAGTAACTAAAGTGTCTCCTGTATTTGTTACTAAATTTAAAGTTTCTACAACTCCAAAAGATTTTCCTCCAAAAATATTTTGAAGTTTATCACTTTGCAGATTTGACTCATAATCAACAACAAATTGAAAACCTGCATCATCTACAATGTCATCTCCTAGTTCAGTTTGTAAATCAGCTCTTGTTGTTTTAATTTCTGTAGCAATAAAAGGAGTTTCACCATCTGATGCGTAAATTAAAACATTAACTCCTGCAGCAGATAATTTGTCTATTGCAGTTTTGATATTATTAGGTAATGTTTTACCATTTGTATAAATCGTATAAGCAGCAGGAGGATTATCAGAATAAACAACTTTAGTAGCGTTAGTAACTATAGTTAAAATTTTAACTATATCTTCTACAAAAGCTCTAGAAGTATTTTTAAATATTTTTAAAGTTAAAGCAGAACGATAATCAACATCATTTTTACCATTTCTTGGCTCTATTACAATATGACCAATTAAATCTAATTGTTTTCCTGATGAATTAGCTATATCCAAAATTACTTTTAAATCAGAAAATACTACATCTAATTCATCAAAAGAACTTGCTGCAATTTTAAGAATTTTATTAAAATTCTCTGATGATTTGAATTGTTCAATATTTAATTGTTTTATAGTGTCATATATAGTCATTATAATATAATTTCAATTCTATTTAAATCAAATACAGGTTTTTCTTTTATAGAACAATTAATATTAGAAGAAGTATAACTAGGAACTCCTTCTGATGTTCCAGTTGAAGCTATTTCTATTGTTGCAGAACCTATACCTTGAATTTCATATAAAGGTTTATAAAATTTTTGTGTTACAACAATATCCCCAATATTAAAATAATTTTTAGAAAATTCTAATATTGATTCCTTAATTGCTGTTGCTCCTAAATCAGGAAAAGTTTCTTCATTATTATAAGAATCAATAGTTACTTTTACCCACATATATAGATTAGTAGGTCTTGAAAATTTTATATTGTGAGGTATGTTTTGATTATCTTTTACTTCAACAGAAATATCCCCATGAGATTTTATTCCTGCAACTTTAATTTCAAAAAGTTTTTTGGCAATATTTAAATTAGAACCTCCTTCAACTACAGCCTCAAAAGACTTAGCAGGAATATTATTAATATCAGTAGTTAAATCGTCATTTTCATAAACTTTACAATAATCTACTCCTGATACTTCATCTAACAATTTAGCTCTAATAGCATCAACAAAATTAAAACCTGCTACAGAAATGTTCTGTTGTGTTCTTAATCTTAATTCTTGATCTGTTTCAGTATTTCTACCAGCTTCACCTTCATAATAATTTAAAACAGAATCTAATCCTGCGATAGCGTTAGAAATTTCATTTATAGTTTCAGCAGCAACAAGATTTTTACCTGTTTCTAAGCATCGCACTTTTATTAATGATTGAACTTTACTGATAGACATTTTCGGATCAGCTGCAATATTATAAACATCATTTTTATCAATAGCTTCTATTGTCATTAATCCTGAACCTTCGTTTGTAACACTTAAACCTATTGTTGCATTTTCAATAGAAGCTTTTAATCCATTTATTATTTCATCTTCTGTAGCATTTGCGTCAGAAATATAAGAATAGCTATTACTATTAATATAAAAACGATATGTAGAATTATTACTTATAGTACTGATATTTATTTGAATCCAGTTACATTCTCCTTGAGAAATAAATTTATTCTGTAATGTTTTAAATATTAATTCTGTAGAAGATTGTTTAACTTGAGTATCTAAAGGAATATATGTGTTATTATCTCCTCTAAAACTTACATTAGCTGTTGAAGCAGATGTAATTTGTCTATTTCCACCTACTAATGAAACTGAATTTTCTAAAGGAACTCCTTCTGCAGAATTTCTATTTAATGAATTATAAGTATCTTCTGCAGTTTGCCATAAAGAATCTGACATAGAACTTATAAGACCTATTAATATAGAATTAGGAGAATCTTCACTTAAATCTGAATCTTGACCAAATTGTGTTTTCCAATTATCTTCTAAGTCTGCTAGTATTTCTTGATATGTTTTTCTAACAAAACCGTTAATTGTAACACCGTAAGACATCTTATAATTAAATTTAATTTTAAATAATTATATTTTAAAACAAAATTCTTTTAAAGTAAAACTAAATTATAAATAAATTTTCAGTTATAACTGTGTTATTTATAGATATTAAATTTACTGAATATTCAAATTGTCTTTTGTTTGTATCATAATCTATAGAACTTTCAACAATTTCTTTTACACCTTGAACACTTAAAATTTGCTCTCTTAGTATGCTTTCAACAATATTAAAATCTAAATTTTTAGTTCCTAATATATCTTGAAAATAAGGTAAACCATGTTCAGAATTTAAAAACCATTCATCTTTAAAAAATCTTAATCTCATTTTAATTCTTTGCAATATTTCTTCATCAGTATTGTTACCAGTGATAATTGCTAATTTTTTGTTATCAAAATAAAAATCGTTATTGGAATTTAATGCTAAAGTACTCATAATATTAATTTTTAAGTTACAGGACCAGTACTTGATCCCCCAGAAGTTACACCTGTATGTGTGTGATTATCATAAGATTGATTATTTATTTTTACATCTCCATTTAATTTTATTTCTGGAGCTTCTAATTTTATTTCACTAGAACTATTTAATTTTATTTCAGGAGATTCTAATTTTATTTCAGTAGAACTATTTAATTTTATTTCATTAGAACCTATTATATTAACAGTAGTAGAAATAACATCTATTTCTGACAAAGGTTTTAATTTTACTTCTGAACCTTCATATTTAACAAGTAAATCTTCGTTATTTTCTGCAGGAGAAATTTTGCTAAAAGGATTTAAACCCAATAAAGCTATAGCATCAGTTAAATCATTTTGTCTAGGATCATCAGGAGTAACTTGTTCTCCGTTTGAAAGCCATTCTTCCAAACTTCTTTGAGAAAAAACTAATAAAACATTGTCGTTTTTTTTGACAGGAAATGTTATAGAAGCTCCACCAGAAGAAGGTTGCATAACAGGAACATTACAAATAACAGGAAAATTAATTACTTCCCCATTGTTATATTTTTGATTTAAAGCTGGTTGTACTTTTGCTTTTTGTGTTGTGTAATCATATTCTAATATTTTTGCAGGCATACAAATTTGCATATCTGCAATTTTATTAGCAATAATAATATTTAATAATTCTATATTTCTCATTGTTGTATCGCTTTTATTGTGCATATCCATTTAGCAGCGTGTGTATCCCCTACAAATCTAATAGATTTTATTAAAAAAACACCTTTTATTTCAGAACTTTCAACTTTAATTAAATTTTTAGGTTGTAAAGATGGTAATATTAAACTTTCTATTTCCCATCCATCTACTGATTCATCATCTTTTACTTTAGTTTTTACAGATTTTTCTTTAAAGCGTTTAGGTTTATTTACTAAACCTGTTTTAGGAGATAAAAATTGAGCAGGTATTTTACTGTTAGTTTTATTTTTTTGACTTAT